ATATATTCCATAAATCAAAAGGCCACCCCAGATATTTACCGGCATGACAAATCGGATAACGCGGGCGCGGGCGCGGGCGGGTTCGCTATGGGGTTTAGTATGTGTTCGCGGGGTTTGGGGGCTGTTAGGCGATACGACCAGAACCAACGGCATCACCGATGTAAACATAAATATATTGTACGCGCGGGTACGCGAGGGCCACCCCACCCCCCCGGCATTTGCTATGCAAACCCGACATATTTTTTGTAGTTTTAGGGTTATCCATACAGGGTATTTTGCGAACCCCTAGGGTAAAAGCAGAAAAACCCCACCGGAGAACCAGCGGGGACCATTTTGCGAACCATTAGGGGGGCCTGCAGGGTACCAAGGGGGTTTACCCCGGCAGGACTAGGTCCTATAGTAGCGTTAAATTCACGATTTGTCAACAGGTTTTTTCATTTTTGGTTATTTTATATTACCGGGGGGTAAAACGGGGTTGACAGCGGTTCCAAAAGCCCTCATAATACAAGGGTATGACAACGGTTCGCAGGAAACCCCCATGTTCGAAGCTATTTTACTGATATGTCTAGCTGCAGCACCCGAAGAGTGTGTAGAGTTGAGCGACACACGGGGTCCCTACACCAATGAAGTGGACTGCATGAAGCGTGTCGATGAAATGGCAGAGTTTGCGATAGAGGTAAACCTGTTCGACTTAAACATAAAGTGGAAGTGTAAAGCCCCAGAGGGCCTACAAACCTAAATCCCCATGAATTTACTACCCCAGACGAATAAAAAAGCTGCCCTGACGGAGAAACAGGAGCAGTTCTTGGATGTCCTGTTCGAAAACAACGGCAATATGTCCGTTGCTGCCGAAATCGTGGGCTACTCTCCCAAATCCGTGGGCTGGCTAAAGGAACGCCTAGCCGATGAGATTATAGAGCGTACCAAAACCATGCTAGCAGGCCACTCCCTGTCAGCCGCGAACAAGTTGGTTAACCTTGTTACAGCCGTAGATATCGAACGCGGGGACGACCTTCGTATGAAGGCAGCAGAATCCATCCTGAACCGCGTTGGTATCGCAAAACAGGAAACAATGAACCACAACGTACAGGCAATCCACGGGGTTGTTCTGTTGCCACCCAAGAAAGAGGTCGTCATAGACGGATAAGGTTATGGAACTAGCAAAAAACGCAATGCGAAGCAACATTCAGGACATGAGCAATCAAGAGTACGAAGAGTTTATAGAGAAGATGCTCAAAGAGGCAGACAGCGATGCTGAAGCTGGTGAGATTAAAACCATGTACGACAAGATTCGTGGAGCCAAAGCAATGGGCGGCAAGGTTCCCGGCTATCGCTATGGCACTCCCAAGGGCGGCGTGAAGAAGATGAAACCGTGTCGTGGTCGCAAGGCCCAAGGAAATAAGGATTAGGATTATGTCAAAGAAACGCACACTTTTAAATAAGGACGGTACTGTTCCTTCTCGCAGTTATAAAGAAATTGCAACAGACCCCAAGGCTGGTTCGCCTCTCACATCTGCAATTATCTATGTTGCAGAGAAAGCAGGCTTGACCAATAAGTCTCGTAAAGCAGCGAAATCTGCAGAGACTACTATTGAAGAAATCGACGGCATGAAAATCATTGTTCGCAAAGACAACGACTAACCCGTGGCCCCACGCAAAAGAGTCCTAGTCCCCCCGAACCCCGAAGACCTAGGCAAGGTCGGCAGACCTAAGAAAAGACCCGGCGAACCCAAGACCACACACAAGATTAGTGACCGGGAACGTGCGCGGCGTTCTGTACAGATGAAGCTAAAGAATGCCAAGAAGAAGCAGGTCAAGCAGGATGTGAAGACAGCCCGGAACCGACGCAAGGTTCGTGACCTGACCAGTGCAGCCAAGAACATAGAGAATGCCATCAACGGCGACAAGACCCGTGTGGTAGATGCTGCAGACCTCGACGTATTACCCCAAGCCGTAACGGACCTAATAGATGATACCCCTGTCATTTTCAAACCTAATGAAGGACCTCAAGAGGACTTTCTTTCGGCTTCCGAACAGGATGTACTTTATGGTGGGGCCGCTGGCGGTGGCAAGTCATTTGCTCTACTTGCTGACCCCCTACGCTATTGCCATAATCCCAACCATCGTGGCCTTCTTCTCCGGCGAACGCTCGACGAACTAACGGAACTCATCGACAAGTCGAAGCAGCTATACCCCAAGGCATTTCCCGGCGCACACTTCAGAGAGTCCAAGTCAACGTGGGTCTTTCCATCTGGTGCAACCATGTGGTTCACCTATCTCGACAGAGATAAGGATGTCACCCGTTTTCAGGGACAGGCGTTTAACTGGATTGGCATAGACGAAATAACACAGTATCCTAGCAGCTACGTCTGGGACTATCTTCGTTCTCGTCTCCGTTCGACAGACCCCGAACTACAAAAAAACCTAACCATGCGCTGCACAGCGAACCCCGGTGGTGTTGGCGGCTGGTGGGTCAAGAAGATGTACATTGATGCCCACGAACAGAACAAGGCGTTCGGGGCTAAAGATTTAGAAACAGGTCGCACCTTTGTATGGCCTGACAATCATCCAAAAGCAGGTCAACCCCTATTCTACCGCAAGTTTATTCCAGCGAGGTTGACTGACAACCCCTTCCTGATGGCAGATGGTCAGTATGAGGCCATGCTTCGGTCACTCCCGGATGTCGAGCGTAGACGACTCCTAGAAGGGGACTGGGATGTGGCAGAGGGAGCGGCCTTCCCAGAGTTTTCGAGGACACGACATGTGGTCGAACATTTTGAGCTTCCCACGAACTGGCCCCGCATACGAGCCGCCGACTACGGCTACTCTTCGCCTTCGTGTGTTCTGTGGGGTGCTATTGATTGGGATAACAATATTTGGATTTATCGCGAACTTTACGTAAAACACTTGACAGCAGAGCAATTAGCTGATAAAATATTAGAATGTGAGGAGTTGGACCCGTTACCTCATTATACGGTCCTAGACTCTTCATGCTGGAACAAGACCGGATTCGGCCCTTCTATCGCAGAGACTATGATGAGGGCCGGGGTTAGGTGGACTCCATCCGACCGCAATCGTCTACAAGGAAAAATGGAACTGCACAGGCGGCTTGCTGACGACCCCCACTCTAATGAACCCCGTATGCGAATCTTTTCTAGTTGTAAGCATATCATTGCACAGCTATCGGGCATTCCACTCTCCAAAACTAACAGTGAAGATGTAGACACGAGAGCAGAGGACCATGCCTACGATGCGTTGCGATATATGGTTATGACGCGAACCAGCGGATACACTTCGATACACAAACAACTGCAGGGCATCAAAGACCAAGCCTTTCAGCCCTATGATGCTACGTTTGGATACTAATGGCAGACCTCGACCCAAAAACCGCAACCCTTCGTGAAGTTGCTGAAGCTTACGCTGAGAAATCCAAGCGGGGTAAGGCGTTTGTTACTTCTTCATTACAATTCTTTAAAGACATTGCAGACGAACCCGGCTCTGCCCTACGGCTGTTCGAAAAGGACCCTGAAGGGGTCACTCTTCTTTCCAAGACTTTTAAAGGTACAGAAGATACATCGACAGTCAAGACAGCGATGCAAAACCTTCGCCAAGTTGGTTTAACCTTAAAAGAGTCTGTCGGTCCTGACACACCAGAATACAAGCTGTTACCAGACAAAGCTCCGAACACAGATGTAAACAATCGTATCTTTGGGCGTAGCGAACCGGCAAAGGCCGTATCTGAGGTTGCAATTAACCCAGACAAAGCTAAGATGAGCCAGTTGTTCGCAGGTGTTTCTAAGTATCTTGACAACCCTAATACCAAAGCCACTGCCCAAGCAATCATTTTTAACCTCAATACTGGCCTTCGTCCTAACGCTGCTGCTGGTCTTCAGGTAACTGCATATAAACCTGATAGTGGTGCTATCTATATTGAGGCAGAAACCAAGGGTGCAAAAGGCCGTCCTGTAAATATCCCCTTGAACCCTATTGCAGACAGTATCCTACAGGATAGTCTAGCTTCAGGAAACAAAGAAAACTTCTTTGTTAAACCAAACGGCAAGGTAGTTACATCTAGCGATATGACAGACCTTTTAAAGGATGTCAAGATAAAAGACATTGCCTTCGATGCTGCTACGGGTAAATATTTTGATACACTAGCCCCTGCTGGCTTTACAGGTAAGAAGGGTTCGGCCCTTTTGCGTAACATCCACGCTACCGTGGGACAATCAATTGGCGTAGACCAAGACCGCCTAGCTTTCTTGCAGGGTCGTAGTCTCAAGTCAGCCGGTAAGAGCAGTACAGGAGAACTCACAACCTACCAGCAGGCATTTCCGGGTGCAGTTGGTGAAGTTGACCGCCAGAACGCCAATATGTTCGCTACCTTCTGGGGTGATGCAGCTAAAGAAGCTGGCTTTGACATTAAATCCAAGATTCCGATGCCAGAAACCCGTATCACAACC